TCCACTGTGTCGGCATCGTTCATAATTTCCTCATTATAGAATACCTCCATACGTTGATAAGTAGGCAACATTCGCATAATGCGCGTGAATTTATTTTCGTTACTTTCGCCCATAATATAAGGGAATTGATACCCCATTTCTTCGGCAACCGTGGCGAATGACAACCTCACCGCATCGTTCCAAAATTGCGATTCAAAATACCATTCAATTTGTGCATCTAATAGAATGTCCATCGTGTAACTCCACCTGATTGCATCTTCCATTTTGCACCTTCGGCAGAAAATCTTTAGTACGTGCTTGACATTACCTACCAAGCCTACTATATGAATGGCGTTAAAATCCGCGCTTGGTTGTTCAGAATAAGCTAAATCCCACCAAGCAACAATCCTTTCATATTCATGCAGGGGAAGTATCTTTGTGGTTTGGAAATATTTTGCCACGAAAATTTTACCCTCCACATTTACTTCATTCATGTACTCAGAATTGAAGATAATTGAGCCATATTCCTCTAACAAATCTTGGTAATACTCAGGGGTGTACTTTTCTTTCCAACTGCACGTTCCATCGGGTTGCAACGCGTCTATGCGCATGGTATAATATTTCGGGTTGTTTGAAAATTTGGTAAGGATAGAATGATTTGCAATTTTATTATTTACCACAATAAAACGCGCTGTACCAATGTCCATACCTCCTTTTGCACCCCTAATAATACGAGTAAAAGATTTATCCACCTGTGCAGGGTTCAATACCTCCTCGTCATCATCTACGTCATCTAATACAATGTAATCGGGGCGGTATTTCCCATTCCTTGCACCCCTAATTGGGGATTTTTTCCCTTTTGCAAGAAACATTGCGCCTCTCGTTGTCTTGAAAGCCTTTTCTGACCAATACCCCCCATCTTTCAACTCACCAAAATCATTAATTAATTGTGGGTTTGCTTCAAACTCAGCTCTCAAGTCATTCAACAACTGTTCTGCATTTGGCTCATTTTTGCTCATCAAAATCATAAGATTTAAGTCATTATGAAAAAGATGCAGCCAAATAGGGATAAAAACATCAAAGGTTACACTTTTCGCCAAACCCCTAGCCCACATTGCCACGAACCGCGCACGTTCATGTTCTAAGACATAATTTGCCGCGTCTATTTGGAATTGCGCACTATCACAGGTTGTATAATGTGGGAAATAAGTGCGCACGAAATACTTGTAATCGTATTTCGCCCGTTCCATTCTTGCAGCTTTTGCCTCCGCCGATTCCGTATAATCTACGGTATCATTTTCCCTAATCATTTGCAGCCGCCCAGCATACTCTTCCGCCAATTTTTCTTTTTGGCGTTGTGTGAGTTTATCCTTTTTCCTTTTGCCTACGGTTGTCATTTTTTTACTAGACTTTTAATGAATTGGATTTGCAGTGTGGCTATGAATTGTTTTAAGGTAGCAACTTTTGAATTTTCCTGCCTTGCAAGGAAAGCCTTGATTTCTTCCTTTGGCGTGAAATTCACGAACTCTTCCAATACCGTAATATAATCAGTAAGGGGCATTACCCCTGTGTATTCGCGCAACGTGGAATTTAGCTTGCTGATTTCATCTGTTAAGCCGCTTGTATCTTCGCCATTCCTTGCCATTTCTACCAATTTGCTACTTTTTAAGCTTATTGTTTCTTTCAAGTTGCTAATGGTATTGCTTAGTGAGTTCAATTCTGCGGCTTTTATGTCGTCCCAATTTTCGTCATTCCTCCACCTTGATAGTGTGGAAGGATTTACCCCCAATGCCTGTGCAATAGCCTGTAATGGTAAGTCCGTTTTTATGAAAAGGCTTAATGCCTGTGCTTTGTCAGAATCTTTGTTTTGTGCCATGTTCAATTCATATTTTGGGCAAAATTGAGCAATATTTTAGTGTTTTTTGGGGCTATGATAATATATTGCTAATTACATACGCAATATATACTATTATTATATGTAATATTTTACCTTGCGTTTTTTTTGCGCCAAAAAACCACTCATTTTTGTACCGACAATCACACGAAACTAATATTCATAGTATTCACTTTATTTTTTGAGGTATGTAATGAAAAAAAAGCTAACAAGCATTTTGGCGGTTGCCCCAAGTAATTCAACACCACAGGGCATTAATGGGAATTTTGTCGTAAATAAGGTGCAAAACTCCACAACTTTGGAGCTTAAAATTATTGGCTACATTGGTTGGTGGGAAACGTCAAGCGAAGAATTTACGCGGCAAGTGGAAGATGCTTTGCGTCAGGGCTACACAAATCTTTCCTTGTATATTAATAGTGAGGGCGGTTCTGTGTTTGATGCGCAAGAAATTGTAAACCAATTATCAAGGTTCACGGGTACGCGCACTTGCAAAATTGGGGCTTTGTGTGCCAGTGCTGCAACTATCATTGCAAGCGCATTTCCTACGCGAATCATGGCGAAAAATGGGCAGTATATGATTCACGAAGGGCGTTTTTCTTGGTTGTCTGACTGCACTGTGAATGATTTAAAGGCGAGTACACAACAACTCGAAAACGTAAATTCCCAAATTGCAGATTCTTATGAAAGGATTTGCACCATTCCGAGAGAAACTATTGTGGATTACATGGCAAAAACGGAGTGGATGACGGCAAGCGTAGCACTTGAAAGGGGGTTTGTTACAGCGATTGAAGATAAAGCTGACCAAACCAATGCGAGTTATGCGGCAAATGTGTTGCAGTCTTACAAAAATGTGCCTCAAAACCTATTGAACATCACGCCCCCAACGAAAACAGTCACTTCAAATTCTACTTATAAAATGGAATTAATTCAATTAGCCGCCGCGCTTGGACTTCCTGCAAATGCAACGGAGGCGCAAATTTTGGCGGAAATCAAACGACAAAAAGAGGAGTTAGCTACTGCACACGCACAGTTAGCCGATGCAAAAGCTACGGCTTTGGTTGATGCGGCTGTAAATGCGGGCAAATTACCTGCGGAACACCGCGAATCTTACGTGGCTTTCGCAAAAACAGACTTCGTTAAAGTTGAAAGTTTGCTTGCAAACCTTCCAACTAACACACCTAAAAATCCTGCTGCAAACGCGCCTTTTGCCAATGTAAAGGATTTAGTTACTCCCGCTTTAAACCCAGAGGGAGGTGCAGCACCCGTAAACGTTGAGGGTAAAACCTTGAATGATTATAGTGAGGCTCAACTTGTTGCAATGGAAAGAAACGACAAACCGCGTTTTAACGAGCTTTATAAAAACACATACGGCGAATATCCACGTGTATAGACAATAACAAGCAAGCATTACCTTTTTATTACAATAAAAAATGGCAAATTTACTTCACGAGCTTTCTAACCAAATCAAAAGAGGGTTAAAGCCGCAAAATACGATTCCCGTAGCTAGTTTGTTCAAATACTACCATTCTTGGCAAGGAATGTTGGAAAAACTAGAGTATAATACTCCGCTTGGTTTTTGGGGCGACCAGATTACGAATGACATTAGTCAAGATTTGCAGTTGGGCAATTCAGGGAAAAATTTCTACGTGGATTGGGGTAACATTACTTCGCCTTTGCCTGAGTTCCTACTCAATAATAGCACTTATCCTATTGGTAACGCAAGTATTACTGATGAATTGGTGTTTGCGGAGGCTGACAAAGGAGAAACTGTTAATACACTTATCACAGACGATGAAATGAACGGATTGCCTTATGACAAACCAGGGTCAGGTGCAAACCAACATCGCAAGTCAATGAATCAAGGAGTTGCAAAACGCGGTTTGTGGCGAATTGCAGCACCAAATGATACTTCGAATCAATGTTTTGTATATACAACCACTGGTCCCGTAATTGATGCTTCTGGCACAAGAAAAAGTCTTTCTTCGGTGGATTTGCTTCAAATCAAAAATGAAGCTAAGAAACGCGGGTTTGATAGCAACTTGGTAATTGTCCTTACGTTGCAACATATCATGGATTTGGTACTTACTGATACCCTATTCAAAGATATGTACGTGAAAAACAACGGAAGCGGCAAGCCTATTAATTATCTCGGCATTGACATTGTGGAGGCGATGGACAACCCATACTATAACCTCTCAACGAAGGAAAAATTAGCTTATGGTTCAACGCCTGTAAGTGGTACGCATGAGGAGGCTAGTATTGGTTTTAAATCTGACCGCATCGTAAAAGCATTTTCAGAGGTGTATTTCTATAATGCTTCTGCTGCAAACAATCCACAGATGCGCCAAACGGAATTTGGAACGCGCCGCTATTTCTTGTATTGTCCATTGGGCGAACAAAACAACTGTCAAGTATCAGTTTTGAATGGGTATTAATAGCCATTTAAACAGTGTTTAAAACTTAAATTTTCCACTTATAAGGGTAAAGTAAGATAATGAGTAAATCTGAATTATTAGTTCTTGCGGCGAAAACCTTCGTTGATCACGCAAGAAAAGAAGGTAAGGTATATATTTTCGATGATGGTACTGTCTTTTTAGGTAATGCTGCGGGACTTTCTACGGCTAACAACTACGCAAAGGATAGAAAGGTAAAATACCAAACCATTGCAAAAACAGATGTTACAAAGCAAATTGCCGAGTATGAAGCTCAAAAAAAGGCAGATGCTGAGAAAATCGAAAATGAAAAAAAGGCGCGATTCATGGCTAAACAAGCCTTGATTGATGAAAAGAAAGATGATGTAATCATCAGACAACAGGCACTTGAAGCCGCATTGCTTAAACAGCAAGAGGAGAAAAAGTAACTATTTGCTATTTCGCTATTTTCAATATTCATTCACTAAAAAATTCTCGTAAACCAATGAAAAGTGTAATTCAATTTTTGATGCTTTGCATCTTATTTATCGGAGGGGCTTCTTATGGCTCTACCCTAGCGGCAGTCCCGCAACCACAACCGAAGGAAAAAAAAGAATGTGTAGAGGTTCATTCCCAAAGTCATATCGCTGTTATTACCCTTGAGGTAGAAAAAGCAGTAACTTTTGATGTCCCTACCTGCACAATTAGGGAAGTGAATCCAAGCCAAGCCAGTGTGTTTAAATCCGTTCTTTTGCCGCATAATTTTGCACGTTCACATACGCATTATTTTAGGGGCGAAAATACACACAAACACACTGATACATTTAAGCGATTGGAGTTGCCATATTTGGGGTTTGACACAAGTACAGACACAAGTACGCCAAATACAAATTCGCCAAATACGAGTACAGACACATATAATATATGTGTAGGCACAAATTCGCCCAATGCAAGTGCAATATATGTAGGCTCAAATTCGCCAGATACCTTGAAATCATGGGCTTTGCCTGATATATACCAAAAATTGTTGTCGTAGTCGTTGTTGTTATTCATGTTGGGGGAAGGGCGGAGGTGATTCATCGAAGTCTTTCCCTTTTTTAATCAAAATCGCAAATGAGTTATAATAGTTCAACGGGTCCGCAATTCCAGAAACGAAGAGGCGGAACAGGGCGAAGAAAACCTACGGGAGATGATATTTTTGGGCTTGTTAGTGGGGGTGCCAGTGTCGTTGGAGGGGTGCAGCATGACACCATTTATAAGTTTATTCAATTAAGTGATGCGGAGGCATTGGGGATTGATGCGGCTTATGACACTACCAATCATTGCCAAATTCACTACAACATTGCCCAATTTTTCGAATACTGTCCAAGTGGCACATTGTATTTCATTTTGGGGGATAATAGCGTATCTGGAATGGAATTGTTGGAGGCGTATGTGGATTACAATGCGGGAAATGTTCTTACCCAAAAACTGCTTAGGGAAGCTCCTGAAAAAATCAAGTTTGTCGGGGTAGTGCTTAACCCACACCCATTAGTGCCGCTAACCTACACAGGGGACATTTATGAGAATATGGAACTTGCCGTGCAATACGCGCAAAACCTAGTTTCCAAGTTGAGAGAGGAATCAATTATGGTTGACGGTATCATGCTTTCGGGTATTATGAAACTTAATGGTACTGCGGCGATTTCAACCTATCCTAGTTTGCGTGCGCTTGAATGTGAAGATGTAATGTGTATTTGGGCGTGCGACCCTGATAATACTTTGTTGGAAGCATCGGCGATTGGGGGTGCATTGGGTATGATGGCGCAAAGAAAAGTTTCAGAATGTTTGGGAGCGGTTAACATCGCAAACAAACCGGATGCTTTTCAAGGTAGCGAAAATTACTCACTGACTAGAAAAGCGGCTCCGTATTGGTTAGATGCGTGTTTACCTACGGGAAGAATGTATAATACCCTTACTGCTGCGGAAAAATCAGAACTTGACGAAAAAGGGTATATCTATGCCCTCAAGTTCCAAGATTATGAAGGTATTTATTTTTCAGATAGCCATACTTGTACGGATATTTCTTCTGATTATGCCTACGGTGAAGATAATCGCGTATGGAATAAGGCAGTAAGACTTGTAAGGGCTGCACTTATCCCATTGATGAGGGGGGAATTGGAAATTGATAGCACAACGGGCAACCCTTCTGATAGCGTGTTAGCAGCTTTTCGTAGAATTGGAGTTAATGCACTTTCTCCCATGATTAAGGCGCGTGAAATTGCACAGGAAGTCAATATTGATTTTGTTGATACAGGAACTCCTTTTTCTGCATCTGGGGAAATCGTACTTGATATTCAATATTTTAGAAACGGTATTCTTCGTAAATTAACGGGTACAATCGGACAATAAAATTATGCCACAAGCACAAACAATCGTAAATAGATTTGGCAAGGTTCTGGGCTGGAACAATGTTTCTATGAATGTGGGGGGAAGGGATATTGAGGGTATGAACGAAATTTCATACAGCGACAGTCAAGAATTGGAAGTTATTGGAGGCGCGGGACCAATGCCTATTGGCGTTGGGGCGGGTGAGTACAAAGCGAGCGCAAAAATAAAATTGATTTTGGAGGAGGTACTTGCTATGCAAGCATCGCTCCCAAAAGGAACTCGTTTGGCTGGGCTTGCTATTGGGGATATTGTGGTACAATATAACCAAAATGATGTTCCTGTAACAGACATTATCCATAACTGCTATCTCAAAGGAAACGGCAGAACCGTAAAACGGGGGGATAAAGATGTTTGGGTAGAATTTGAGTTACTCACAACTCATATCACATACGCCGCTTAAATAACCTTTCAAACAATAATCGGCTAATAGCCTGATTGCAATGTAATTGGGCTATTAGTTTTTTTTCAACATTTATTTCATTACAAAACAATGGCAACATTTTCAACAAAACCAAAACAATTAACAGCTCAAGAAATTGAAGCACTTGTTAAAGAAGGGAAAAAAATAGAAGTATTCGAGTACCCTATTGGCGAAGCAGAGGAAACCGTATCTTTTTGGGTGAAACACCCTACCGTTGACGACCAAGAACGTATCATGTCCCATGCTCAGGAAAAGGGGCAAATGCAGGGAAATTACCTTGCAATTAATTTGCTTGTTTTGGCGGGAAATGTTGAATTATTGAACGATGATGTTCCCCTATTCAATGGGCTTTGCTTGGATATTAACCAAGAATTAATGCAGCCAAAAAAAAGGATTTTGAGAACATCTGGCAAGAAGCAATAATTCCAGAGGAGGAAGGCAAAAGGGATAGGGCGAAAATGATAGCCATTATCCGTTTCTATTACCCACAATTACAACCTGATGAGATGGAATACGAGGAGCTTGTTAAGATTTTCAATGAATATGTTTTCGTGAAAAAACAGGAGCGCGTATTTCATCTCAATATTTTTAGGCAAGTCATAGAAGAGGCATTTTCAAAACCCGAAGAGGAAGAATATGGATAGTGTATTAAAATTCGTATTTGCATTTGACGATAAGCTAACCCCTGCATTGGGTAACATCGGCAAAGGAATCGCAGATAACAATAAAGCAATTGGTTCTTTTGGCAACCAAATAGACAAAATTGCCTCCAAAGCGATGGGGTTTCAAAGCCTTGCAAACAGCTTTGGGGCGGTTACTTCTGTTTTGAACGATGCGATTGCACCAGGAATTGCTTTTAATACAAGTGTGGCGGAACTTTCTGCAATTACGGGTTTTGTGGGGAAAGACCTTGACAAATTAAGCATTTCTGCACGAAATAACGCACTTACTTTTGGGGGAGATGCTGCGAGTGCTGCGGGGGTGTATCAGCGCGTTCTTTCTGACCTTGGTCCCGATATTGCCAAAAATAGCGTAGCTATGGGCGTAATGGCAAATAATGCGCAAATCATGGGCAAAACCATGAAAGGAGATGTAATTGGGGCTGCAAGGGCACTTGATACTGCGATGCTGCAATATGGGGTGAATTTGTCTAATCCAATTGCAGCATCTAAAACCATGACAGAATACATGAATGTTATGGGTGCAGCCGCGCAACAAGGTTCTGTTGATGTGCCATTGATTGCACAGGCATTAGAACAGGCGGGGGCGACCGCGAAAAGTGTAGGGGTAAATTTTGCGGAAACAAATGCCGCAATCCAAACACTTGCATTAGGAGGCTTGAAAGGTGCAGAAGCGGGAAGGGGCTTAAAAAATGTGCTTGTTAATATGGCTGCACCTACGCTCCTTACTGATACGGTCATTGGTCAAGCGCAAAAATTGGGCGTTAATTTGAATGTGGTTGCTAATACTACCTTACCTCTCAAAGATAGGCTTAAAGAACTCTCCAAAGGTATGGGAGATACCGCATTTATGGCGGGGTATTTTGGGCGTGAAAATCTAGTTGCAGGACAGGCGTTGCTTGGAAATATCTCCTTTTTGGGCGATATGCAAGGGAAAATTGTAGGCACAAATGCAACCGTTGAAATGGCGAATACCATTATGAATAGCTTTTCAGAAAGGCTTTCACGCAGTAAGGCTGCAATGTCTGACTTGGGCATTTCTATTTTTGGTAGTACGGAGGCAATGGTGCCGTTTATGAACGGGGCGGTAGGTATTGCGGAGAAATATAGTCAATTATATCCTGCAATTATGACTGTGGGAGCTGCATATACTTGGGTAACTACAACCATTGGGGCAAAATTAGCCGCAACAAAACTGCTAATTGCAGAACAGGGGCTAATGAATGTGGTAATGAACAATAGTATTGTTAAAATGGGGGTTTGGGCTGCTGGAATGGCATATTCTGGAGTTGTGGCGGTAGGTTCTTTTCTTGCAGGTATAGTTTCTTCAACTGCGGCTATGTTTGGGTTTAATGGTGTCATGTTAGCTAACCCCATAGGTTTATTTATTGCTGGGCTTGTTGCTATTGGTGGGGCGGTTTACCTTGCTATTAAACATTGGGATTGGTTGAAAAATGCCATTGTAGTAGGGGCTAAGTTTTTGATGAAATTAAGCCCTTTTTATTGGTTGACTCAGGCGGTTGATTATTTGTTTCCGCAATTCAAAACGTATATAGGTAACTTCTTTACAAGCATTTACGAAGATTATATTAAGCCATTTATTGAAACTATTGGGGAACTTTGGGACAAACTCAAAGCCGTAGTTGCACCTTTTTCATCTGATTTTTCATTTAATGCAAATGTGGCGGTTTCTCCTACGGCTATGCCTTCGCTTGAAAATGGTTTTAGTATTGGAGGCGAGGCAAAACCGCAAAAACAGTTCAATTACGCAACGGGTAAATATGATGAAGTTTCACCTGGTCAAAATGATAAGTTCAATTATTTAACAGGTAAAAAAGAAACTCCAAGCCCTATTGCGGCTGCGATGGGCGAGG